GTCCAGATAGCTAGATGCTAGTTGTCTATCCATTATGACAATATCGTCTCCTAGGATACGATATTTAAGGTCTTTCGATGGTAAACCTATTCGTTGCGCAGATATCTGCACAACAATGTGGTGAGCCAAAGAAAATACCCCTCAAGAGCTTTTGGCTCCTAAGGGTTGACCTGTTGCAAATCTAATTGTTTTTCCGTTAGGAAGAACAAAAGGATAAGCAACCATAATGTGACTTCAAGCTTCAGACATCTCTCTGCTTCCTAACAGATGTTCAACTACCCTTGTTTGAAAGGATAGAGGAAATCTGTCGGTTGCAGCTGTCAGATCGTATGAAGCGAAGAAGCTATATCCTCCGTAAAGAATATCTCTAAATCCAGCATTTTGATCAAATGTTGAATCTTGAGGTAGTTCTTTTAAAATATTGAAAACTGAGTCATGAAGGCTTGATAAAGCCATCTGACTTATGTAATCAAATATGGCAAAAGGACGGGATTTCCCTTCTTTATCTGGTTTGATAGATATTCTTCTTAAGTATTTTGTCTTTGCATCTGGAATAGCAAATATTGATTTATATTTGTCATGACAGTGCAATACAAATGCTTTTAAGGATAGTATACTTTTAGCGTAATAGCTTTCGCTACCTCCGTTTAAAAGTATACAACTATCAATAAGTTCCTGTGGAAGGTTTATCAAATCTTCCATAGATCTTAGGATAGATAGACCATTTGGTCCTGCCGTAGAGATTCAAGTAAATCCATCTCACGATGGAATTACCGACCCTCTACTAAGGCCCATTGCGTTCATCGCTATAGCTATTTCAGATTGAGGGATAGTATCATTATACGTCCCTGGATCCGTAATAGTGTTAGTCTTGAACACTTTGGGATCCCCTTTTATCAGTTTACCAACCTGTAATAAGGTTAGTACTCATGATATTGTCTCTTTATCCCCTTCTATAATTTTCTTCCGTACATGGTATGGAAGAATTTTTGGAAGTTGATCTTTTGACAAGGAGATACCAAATGGAAGAGTAAGCTTTTCTCCAGAAAGGGTTTTTGTTACTGCTAACCTACATTTTTTAATGTACGTTGCAGCAGAAACAGAACCTTGAGTACGTATTAAGACTTGTGTCTTAAATAGTACTTTTCTGGTTAAAGCTGACTTTCCAACTATATCGACATTTTGAAAATAGTACTTTGAAACAAACTTCATTAATTGATTATACATAGTATAGTTGATTAGTTTAGTCATGTTTTATAAGTATTGTTTGTGAAATGCTCTG